AGGATCTTGGCTGGCATGCCACGAATGGCGGCCATTTCCCGATAGGCTTCGTGCAGGTCCACGATCTGTTTCACCGACGGGTCGATCTGCGACATGACGCCGAGGTCCTGCAGCGAGTTCATGATCGCCGTGCCTTCCTCGGCGCGCAGCGCTCGAGCCAGCGGGCTCGTGTACTCGATCTGCAGGCCCTTGCCGGACTTGATGAAATTAAGCGGCGCAGGCGGCAGCTGGCCGGCTTCGTGCAGAATGTCGAGCTCGCGATGGATCAGGGGGCCTAGGAACTCCGACTGCTGGCGGCCCATGGCAGGGGCGATGAGTTCGCCCTTCTCCTGGGCGCGCAGTAGCGCCTCGGTGGCCGTCATGTTCGGGTTCTGGACGAGGATCTGGAAGAGCGTATTGAGGAAGGTATCGCGCACCACCATGCGCGTGCCTTCAAGCATCTTGTCGGCCAGCTCGAAGTTCGCCTTGGACTCGAACGGCATGGCGAGCGGCTTGCCGTCCGCGGTCATCATCCCGTAGTTGTTGGCGCCGGGGCGCTGGTTGAAGTTCGAGAGCACCGACTCTTCGGCAAGGAGGATGGGCGGATCGACTGCCTTCTGCCCTGCGCGCAGGCCGGTCTTGACCATCTCGTTCGCGGTGCGGATGTCAGGGAAGCAGTCTATGGCTGGGCCTCGGCCGTAGTTCTCGCGCGGCGCCACTCGGTAGCGGCCGATCGCGCAGGGGAACGTGCGGTATCCGGCCCGCTCAATCACCGCCTTAGTGCCCAGGTGGATGTAGATCGACTCGAATTTCTTGCTCTTCTCGCCATACGCCATGGGCACGTGGTCGGCGTTGGGTCGCAGGCACTGCAGGAAGTCGGTCTCCTCATAGGGCTTGGCGTTGTAACCGCGCTTGACCGGCTCAGGGCAGGCGTTGCCCCACTGGTCCATGGCCTGCTTGTAGGTGTACTTGAACTTGCGGTAGACGGTATCGACGGCTCCCTGGTGGTTCAGCGCCCAGCACAGCTCCGAGAGCGGCACGGATCGATAGCGCAGCGAACGCCCTGCAAGTTCGTCGATCCAGAGGAGATTGTTGCCGAACGCGCCGAGCGACAGATAGCACTCGCCAGTCTGGCTCGCGAAGTTGGCGCGAGGGTGGTACCGCGCGGCGAACAGGATCTTGTTGAGCGTGTCGAGCCAGCGCTCGACCTCGGGGTCGTCGGTCAGCTCTTCGTCAGCGGATTTCAGCTTGTGCCATATCTGGCTGCGTGGCGTGAGCATCGCTTCCATCGCCGCAGCAAAGCGTGTGTTCGCGATGATGGCTGTCGAGTCGAAAATGCGGGTGTTGCGGTTGACGCCTTCGGCGAACTCGCCGATGAAGTTGTCCCACGCCGGCATGACGAACTGGGCGGCTGTGTTCCACAGCACCCGGAAGTTCCCCTGCCGCGACCACAGGTACTCGAAGTCCCGGATGATCTGGTTGGCGTCGTCGCTCAATTCAGATCCTCCACGCGCACGATGTCGAGGCCTTCGAGCTGGAACTGGGTGAGCACCTTGAACGGGTCGCCCTTGAGCTTGGCGTCGGCGATGTCCTGGCACAGGAGCGCGTGATTCTGGAACTGGCCCATGCCGCCATTGGCAAGGAAGTCCAGGAGCTCGTAGCCTTCGCCCAAGGTCAACGCCAGCTGGAACTCCGACAGCGGGACGCCGAGGTAGCGCGCGTGACGTTGCAGGCTGTCGGCCTTCTTGAGCGCGCTAGGTACCAAGGGTCTGCTTGCCGGTAACGGGCTGCGACGTATTGGCGCCGGCATAGATGTTGGCGAGCATGCCGCGGCGCTGTCGCATCTGGTCGGTGAGGGACTGGGCGGCGTTGGCCGCGTCGTTCGGGTTCGGAGGCCCTGGCGGCGGCGGTGGTGTCGCGCCCTTCAGGGAGTCGTACACCGTGCGGGTGAGCGGGTCGTGCTCGAGCCCAAAACGCCCGATGGGGTCGACCTTCTTCACGAAGTTACCGAGAAACGACATGAGGCCGGCCCTAAAGTGCAATGGGAGCTTAGGCGATGCTGCGTAAGCTGCGCAGCACAGTCAAATCACATCACGGAGTACTCAGGGCGGTTATAGCGCTCGCGTGGGGCGTCGCGCATGCCCTGGGCGAGGTAGCGAAAGGCGTCCGCGGCGTGGCTCGTCCAGTCGTGGAGTGGCTTCTGGCTGAAGATCTTGAGCTTGTCGTCCCAGGTCTTCTGGTAGGACCTCAGAGCGTCAATCCCGCGTTCGCACTTCTTACGGTCGAAACGGGCACCGTGAAGTAGCACGCGGACGGCGTTGATGCCATCGTCGACCGAAGCCCGGGGAAGAATCGTAGTGGGCCTGACACCCAGTGAGTTGAGCACATCGAGCCGCGAACTCGCATTGTTCCCCCACTCCCGGTCGTTAGCGTCATGAGGCAGGATGTGCCGCTCGTACGCATAGGGTTTCTCCTTGATGACCTTGGCGTAGTGGTCGGCTCCTACGCCTGAGGCCTCGTAGTAGTCGATGACCCGAAACTCGGTGCGCGTGCGCTGGGCGAACCATATGGCGGTCGAGTCGCCGACGCCAATGTCCCAGCCCGTGGTAACGGGATAGCGTGGGTCGTACGGCACGTGCCCGATGCAGTCGGCAGCCTCAAGGTCCGCCATCATCTTGCCGTAGTAGCTGCCCGGGATCGCCGCATCCCAGGAGCAGAAATACTCCTGGTTGATGATGTTCTGGGCTTCGTCATCACCACGTTCCTTGGCGATCTGGCGGCGAATACCCTCGATCTGCTCAGGGGTAAAGATGCCCGTCTCACGCACCGTCAGAAGCTGGCTGAACCAGCCGGGCTCTGACTTACCGAGCTCGTACATGCCGTAGAAGTGATTACGGCCGCGCGGGGTGCCGTTAAAGATCGCCCAGCCGCCGTTCTCTTCGAGGATGGGCGAGAGGTATAGCCAGGCGTTCGGGTCGCTGAGCATGTACTCCGAATAGACGATACCGAAGGCGCCCGATCCGATGACGCCCTGGTAGTTGTCTGAGCCGACGACCTGCCATGTGCTGCCGTTCTTGAAGCGGATCAGCATCTCCTGGTCGTTGGTGGATTCGCGCAGCTCGGCCGGGAATGCCCAGTCGATGCGCTTCTGGCCCGTGTGGCTGTCTACCGCGGTCCAGATGGCCTTGCGGGCCTGGTTGGCCTGCGGAAGCATGTACCAGTAGTTGGCGGGGTACTGGATGGCCTGAGTCGCCGTCCAGTGCAGGCACAGATCGTCTTTACCGCTTCGTCGGTGCCAGGTTAATACGGCGCGGCGGCACCCCTGTTCCAGCGCTGTCCACGCTGCCAGCTGGTAGGGCCTGGGTCGCCACTGGTTCGGAAGATAGATCACCAAATCTCACCACTCCGACTTGTAGCGGGCCGCCGCCCTCACCGGTCAGTTCCGTGCGTTGAAGGTCCGGGACGCACTTAGCTAAAAGGCCCAGGGCTGCGCGGATCTGGGAGTCGAGGAGCTCGCGCCCTTCAAGTACGTGATCCTGTAAGACATTGATTAACTGACTTGACCTGATCTTCTCGCGCACCATGTCCTGGTGGCGGGGGTTAAGCCTTGCGGCCATGGCCAGCCCTCATGTGCTTGCGCCTCGCGACGTGCTCTGGCATGCGGCTGACGGCTTTACCGTGGGTTGCGGAGACGAACTCCTTGCCGACCTTCTTCGGGATGCCGAGAGTTGAGTGACCTTCAGCGGCCGCGTGCATCGCAGCATTCTGGGCTTTACTTACCGCGGGCATGACCGTGTGCTGCCATCTTAGCCATGCGCGAGGCGCCGTACTTTCTGCGCCCAATGAACGCCGCGAGTGCGCCTGGGTTATGGACGCCCTTGCGGTGCTCGAGCTTGCCTTCCAGCGCCTTGAAGCGCCCGCCGCCGCCAGGTTTCATGGAGTCAGTCATCAGCGGAATCCGAAGTGCATGTTGCCGCCCTGGACGTAGCTCAGGAGGTAGAGCAGCAGCACGACGCCGACCACGACATAGACGACGACCTTGACGATGGGCGGAAGCCCGGGGATCTGCTGGATGCCCCAGAGGATCAGGCCGACGATGCACAGGATGATGAATACGGCGAGTAGCATGTTCATTGGCTTAACGTCTCCATGTTGCGGTCGCCCGAGCGGTCGCCGATCAGTGGGTTGCGGCGCCACGACTGGCCGCTGATCTGAGAATAGGCGTCGAGGCTGGCCTTAGCCAGCATGCGCAGGTCCTTGGCAGAGACGGGGAGGCCCGTGTGGTTATCGACTTCGGCGTGGACGATGGTCTCCAGCGCCTGACGCAATACGGTGACCGCCTGGCCTAGTTTGTGATTACCCTCCTGCATGTTGCGGGCAACCTCTTGGGCTGCTTCCAGAGCGTCAGGGACGCCCAGGCGCGGCTTCTGAGCCAGAGCGAGGTTACGCTTCTGCCGGGGCATCGGTAGCTCCTGCGACGATGGTCTCAAGGGATTTGCCCTGGTCCTGGGCGGCGAGGTAGTCCTTGCGCTTGACGCCGCGTGGCCTTCCGGCCAGGCGTTTCTTCGTGAGCACGCGCCGTGTGCGGTCGTAGCGCGGTTCCTTGGGCGCTGCGACTTCGTGCCCGAGTTTGCCCATGAGGTAGTTGGTCGTTTCGACGGCGAGGTCGAACTGGTTGGGGCGTTCGAGCTGCTTCAGGACTTCGAGGTCATCGGCGAGATACATGCTGACCCTGATGCGGACACGTTCCAGAGCCTGTGTGACTCCAGCCAGGAGCTCATCGCGCATCTGTGTGGGGTGTCTCACTGGTAACTGACGTCCTCGCGGCGGAGCAGGCGGATACTAATTCCGTACTTATCCTGAACGCTAGCGATTTTGAGCTTGCAGGCGGGGGTGACGTAGCCCTTGGTGTCTTCGACCGTGATGGCGAGCGTGCGCCAGACGATCAGGAAGTCTGCGCGGTAGAGCCCGCCAGGGATACGGAACGGCACCTGCATTGTGAACCACTTCACATCGGCCGAGGTTTTGAGCAGCACGAGTTCGCGATACCGGTCCGATTCTAGCTTGCTGTGGAAGCGGATGCCGTCGACCACGGTGACGCGGTTGCAGTACTTGGCGGGTCGCCTCAGGTCGGCCATGCGATTTGCCACCATGGTGGGGTCGTAGACCCTGGCCAGCTTCGAGATGTAGCCCTCCCAGTCGCGACGGCTCATGTGGCTAGCCACCGCGTCGTGTAGGTACCGCTGGGTTGGCTTTCATCCTTGCGCTGAGGTCCCTGAGGGCGGCTCGTTGTGCTTCGACTCCGTCCTGAGCGCCAGGCGCTGTAGCAGCCGGGGCGCGCTCTTTCCCTGACGGATCATTGATGGTTAAGGATGGATTGGGTGCAGGTGGCGCACCCCGTGGCGGAACCACGTGCACCCCGTCATGGAACCTGGTGCACCCCGTGGAATCGCGGGGTGCAGGTGGCGCACCCCGTAGAACGAGGTCATAGCAAACGGTCTGGCGGTCCTTGCGCTTGGCGTAGGCTGCGGCCATGGTTTGGTCTCCACGGCGGATGAAACCCTGCGCCTCGAGCCAGTCCAGCTTGTCCCTGACGCAACGCTCGCTGAGTTCGGTGTCTCGGACGAGGCGGGCCACCGAAGGGAAGGCGTCCTCGCCGTCCTGGCCTGTGTAATTGGCCAGCGCCAGGAGCACGGACTTGGCGGTTGGGTCCCCGACCACCGTCTTCATCACCCACGCCATTGCTTGGACGCTCATGGGGTTGACGCCATCTTCACGCACTTCCCCTGAACCGACACCTGACCGTACTGGCGGTGTGCTATGGCCTCTGCGGCCGCCTGACACGCATCCAGATCGTGGAACCCGCCTGCCGTATGGACGGCCACGGCCGGGCTCTCGCCGAAGCCTACCACGATGATAATCAGGGACCACATGTCAGAAACCACCGACTAGCACTAAATGCGACATAGCCTGTAGACTCCCGCCAAAGTCCCACACACCTCTGTAGGCCACTGTGGGCGCCCTGGAGCCCCGGCCAGCTAGGCCACTGAGCCGGGGGCCTTCAACATCAAAGGTCCCTCGCCAGCCTCTCAAGGCTGATCCCGGTCTTCTGAGCAATCAGTTTGAGGTTCGTGACGGTCGGCGCTCGTCGTCTGGTGATCCAGTGACTGAGCTGACCCTGGCTCACGCCGATGCGCTTCGCCAGTTCTTTCTGGGAGAGGTCGGCTACCGTCATGTACTCGCGCAGGGCCTGCATGCTCGGACGCTAATCTTTTTCGCCGTCAATAGCAAATAGGCGTTGACAGCCGTTATACGGACGCGTATACCGTCGCCATGCACTGGCTACACATCATCGGCATCTTGGTTTTCGCCGGCGCCATCATCGGCGCGCTCATGTACGAGGGAGGGCCGCTCGAGTGATGCGTTACGTGGACAAGATCGTTCTTCTGGGCCTCTTGGCCCTCACGGGGCTTTGGAACGTGGGACTTGTGACCAGCATCAAGTGGCTCTTCCGATGAGCGAGCTCAACTGGGATTGGGAAGTCATCGCCACGGCCATGCTCTGGCGCCTCGCCCGTAAGGGCGTCGTCATCACGCGCAAGGACTTAGGCTCGCTGCCGTTCGACCGCGTGCTGGTGGACCACCGCGACCCGGAAGGGACGTACATCAAGCTGTCCTTCGTGCCCGTCGATGAGGCCGAGAAGATCAGGGACGCAACCCCGGTGATCCCCGGGCAGCGCGTCACGGTCTCGGAGATGCAGGGCCGGTGGCAGAAGCTCGCCATCGTGGCGCTGTGGAAGCTGCGCAAGACACTCCCGGTGGTCCTCACCAAGGAAGACCGGGCGCGCGTGCCGCACGACCGCCTCCTCCTGATCGAGGGGTTCAAGGACGACGTGCTGCTGCACTTCGTGGGACGCCACCAGGCTCGCAAGATGCTCGATGACGAACAGACCAAACTGGAGAGAATCAAGTGAAGGCTCACGCCCAGTTCAACGCGGTCGCCAAGATCGCGCTATCGATGGATATGCCGATCAGCTCCAGGGTGCTGCTGAAGGCCCTGAACGATGCCTACGAGTCTGGCTACGAAGACGGCGAGCGCGACACGCTGGCCGACATCTGCGATCCGCCGGACTGCGATGACGAGCCTGATCCGACGCTGCCCCTTTCGGCCTTCGCCAAGGGTTGACCATGAGAACGAGACTCGTCCTTCACTGGCATCTCGGCGACAAGACCCTGTGCGGCACCTACGCTGGCGCGAGAACCGCAGAGCGTTGCAAGGTCAACTGCGGCCGGTGCCTTGCGGTATTCGCCCGGCGCGACAAGCGCACAGCCATCGCACCGCACGCGTACAGGGTGGCCCCGTGAAGTGGCCTTGGCCGTTAAAGCGCAGGCCAGCTCCTGAGTTCAGGCTGCGCGACACCCGAGAGATTACCCCACAGAAGTGGCAGGACGAATTGAAGGAGATCCAATGGCGAGCAAGCGTGCAAAGACGAATCGAAAGAAGCCGGAGCCTGAAGCTGCTACAAGGCGGCAAGCCGTAGCCCTGCTGCGGGTACTCACGATCATCCGCTCGGAGTTCGGCGAGCGCCTGCGCGTCATCGAGTCCGATATCGAGAAGATCCAGCTGCATATGGGCAGGCTGGCGCTCAAGCCGCTAGGCAATGGGCCGCTGGAGCCGGAGCTGACCGTCAACCCAGCCTCGCCTCTCAAGGACCTGATATGAACCCTGTCGCCACGTTGCCGAGTAATTCCCTTGTGGTGCGCATGGCCGCACGCTACGGCGTAGACGCCGACAAGATGCTCCACACGCTGAAGGAGACCGCGTTCAAGGGCTCAGTCACGACCGAGCAGATGATGGCGCTCCTGATCGTGGCCGAGAAGTACGACCTGAATCCCTGGCTCAAGGAGATCTATGCATTCCCGAGCCAAGGAGGCGGCATCGTGCCGATTGTCGGGGTAGACGGCTGGTCGCGCATCATCAACAGCAATCCACAGTTCGACGGCATGGAGTACGTGGACGGCCCGGACGATAAGGGCTTTCCGGCGTGGATAGAGTGCATCATCTACCGCAAGGACCGTGCGCATCCTGTGCGAGCTCGCGAGTACATGGTGGAGGTCAACCGCGGGACTGCGCCCTGGAAGTCCCACCCGCGCCGGATGCTGCGGCACAAGGCGACTATACAGTGCGCGCGCCTGGCCTTTGGGTTCGTGGGCATCCACGATCCTGATGAGGCAGAGCGCATCATCGAGGCGGACCGCCCCGTGGTAGACCCTCGCGGCGACACCTCAAACGTAGATGGCGATGAGGTAGCCAAGCACGTCGCCGCCCTCACTGACATCCTCAACGCGGACAAGGATGAGAACTCCATCGCGGATATGCTGAGGGACTACGTGGCAACGTACCTCAATCCCTTCCCCGAAGTGTGGATGCTCGTGAACGACAAACTCGCATCGGATGGCATCATCAGCAAGGCCAACATGCGCAAGTACCTGTCGCTTAACCTGACGGCGGGGGCGTGATGGATCAGGTAGACATGTTCGCTCCCTCGTTCCACAACACCATCAGGTTGCGTGGGGACGAGCTGGTCCGAGCAATCGCCAAGGCCAAGACGCAGGAGGAGCGGGTCCTTCTGTACTTCCGCGCCGAGCGACGGCCGCTCACTCCGGAAGACGTTCTGCCCATCATGAGCAAGGGGACGCCCATCACCAGCGTGCGGCGCGCCATGACGAATCTCGCAACGTGTGGACTGCTCAGGAAGATGACGCTTGAGGAGCGGTTTAGCATGGGGTCGCTCGGCAAGCCCATGCATTCATGGGAGCTGACGTGAAGCGTGACGTCGCATGGTTCCTCGTGCTGCTTCTACTGGCGACAGCCGGCTCACTCGAGTACGGCGGCAATCAGACGCAGGTCTCATATCTCGACGGAGGACGCTAGATGGCACTCGTGGCGCTAATCCTTTCGTGTGTGGCGCTTGGGGCGGTAATCGCCGTGTGGATATGGCTGTGGACCGTCTGCTGTGACGATCTGGACGAGAACCGATGAGCGACCACCGTCTGGCCGAACCGCACAACGCATTGAAAGGTAAAGTAATGAACATCGATATCGAAGTCGCGCGCAAGGTTCTCTCGGTCGTGGATCAGGGTTTGGTTCGCGGCCTCGGCAGGCCAAAGCCCGGCGCGATGTGCGTCGAAGCCGCCGTGTGCTATGCGCTGGGTTTGCCGCACGGCGATGACCCCCAGTGCGTCTCGCCTGCCCTGCGTCGTCTCAAGATCCGGCTGAACGATTCCAACTGGTCATCGGACGAGGCTCGCGCCAAGGGCCTGCGCAGGCTTGCGCTCATCCAGCTTGGGTCCGCCGGACACCTGGATGATGTTGAGTTCGCCAAGCGCTGCGCACGCCTTGCAATCCAGACTTCTGTCCCGCAAGCCCTCCGAGCTGCCGCGCGTTTATTCAAGGGCGACAAGAAGGACAAGCTTCTGAACGCCGCGGATGCGTGCGAGAAGGACCCGAGCATTGAGAACGCGCGTGAAGCGAGGAGCGCCGTCGCCGCCTACGCCTACGCCGACGCCGCCGCCGCCGCCGCCTACGCCGCCACCGCCGCCGCCGCCGACGCCGCCGCCTACGCCGCCGCCGCCGCCGCCGACGCCTACGCCGCCACCG